GGTTGGAATGAGTTAAGAGTAACTGTTCCAGCCTCTTCATTCACATCACCAACGTTTGCTAATTGTACTATACCAGATGTATTTACAATTTGAATAATTCGTGTATCACTTGAGCTATCATAAAAATCTTTTAGTAGACATTCAACACTATTAAATGTAAATGTGGTTGATGTCACATAAGAACCCGTAGTTCCTGTAGTAGCATCTAAATCAGTTAATGCTTGATTAAACTTAAGTGTATATTTAGTTGCCTCTCCAAGAACTGGTACAATTTTCTTTTGCATTGTTACACGAGTGATGTTAGATATGATAGCAACATTAGTATCATCAATAAGTTTACCAACATTTGAATCTCTATAGACTCCATTAAAGTCCTTAAGTGTATTGTTATTATATGTCACAAGCGTGTTCCTTATAGATGTTGCCAAACCAGCCGCAGTTACTGTAGCTTTATTAGGATTAAATTTAAAGAAAACTTCTAAATCAATATATGTATAATCAGGATCAACAAGCACTGGAGTGATACTTACAACGTTCTTAGGTTTAAGAATATTTGTTTTAATTGTTGTCTTCTGTGCTTCGGTTAGTACTTCAGCTGATAGTGGTTTAATCGATACATAGACCTTACCATAATCTGGTACATCATTATCTTCTCCACCCCATACAGCAACAGCTTCTAAATCAGCGAATTCGTTTTTAATAATTGTTTTATAGTCATCAGGTGTTACAGCTCTATTCTGAGATATATGAGCAAGAGGTGCATTAAACTTAATTGCTTGTATTGTCTCTCTTGCAGCACCGCCCGTAGCTTTAGTAACAAGTGTGATAGTCTCATCAGTATTACCATTTAATGAATCTGTCATAGCAAATGTAGTAGCTCCATTTACATCGGAGCCTGATGTAATTGTAGAATATTCTATAGTGATTGTATTACCGTTACCTGGTCTTTTACCAATAATGTTATCACCAAATTTAATCTCATAGTATCCATCTCTTCCTTCTTCTAAAAAGAATACTTCTGATGTGCCATCTAATGTGACCATGTTTGTATTAATAGCATAAACCTTTGCAGCATTTGTAGAACCTGAGTCTGTAACTGTAACTTTAATTGCAGCAGTGTTTACATTATTAGCAGGAATAATATATGATTCGAATTCATTATTCTGGTATGTGTAATTAATACTTGCTAATGTGCCTTGCTCTATTTTAATATTAGAGAACTTCCAGCCATCAGTTGAATTATAGTTAATAGTTGTAGTATCAGAAGCAAACATTGGATATGTCACACCATCAATAGTTGTAGAGAACTTAGTGCCTCTTAACATACTTAAAGGAAGTGGAGTATTCGTTCCATCATGATTCCAGAAAGGTGTAGCAGTTCCTTTTGCCATGACCATATCAATATAAGCAATGGATGGAGAAATAGATCTTGGTGTATAACCTAATAGTTTAGCATGTGATACAACAGAAGATCTTAATTGAGACGTATCAAGAAATGTTTCATTCAGTGCAAAGTTAGCATTCATTGAATTCACATGAGTTACATATGCTAGCACATCAATAATTGTGCTCATTGCAGATCCCTCATAGTTATAATCATTAAAGGTTGAATCAGTAGCCTTCATATGAGTAATTAGATTTGTTTTTATATTATCAAAGTCTAATTCACTTGCATTAATTCTGCGTTCTATTGCCATTATCGTATTCTCTCTATTGAGGCCGAGACATCTAGTATTTCGTTGCTAGATAAAACTCTACCGGTTACTGTTATGTTTACTTCGTTTTGGTCATGTTTTGCCTGGATATTTGTATTAAGTACTTCTATTCTTGGTTCAAAGTTTCTTAAAGCAACATTAATTGATGTTGCCATATTTGCAGCAGTAATATTTGTCATGTTTTCAAATAAATACTGCCTAAGATTTGCACCAAATCCATAATTAAATGGACGTTCACCATGGTTTGTACGTAGTATATTTAATACACTCTGTGATATAGATAAATTATCCTTCTTTATTCCAACGTCATTAGTATTAGGATTTTGCTTAAAAGAAAAATCTAAATCTTTGTACGTTGCTTGTCGTGCTATCTGTGCCATATATCTTATTTATACCTAAGTGAGTGGGTCAGTTATGTTTGTTGGCGAATTGTTCTCACCGTGTGTATGACCATCAATTAATTGTGATGTGCTTGTACGAGTTTCACCAGTTACTGTAACATTTTTCGCTACAGTTAAATTTTCAGTGATGTCTACATTACCAGTCAAATTTATCTTCTTAGTTGTGTCATTTGTTTTTAATGTTATATCTCCAGAAGAGTCAGCAGCAATATTACCAGTAACTGATGCAGTAAGATTACCTGCTACTGCAACATCAGCATGACCACTAATAATAACTCTTACATCTCCATAAACTTCAAGAGTCTCTTGACCTACAACTAATCTATAATTATCTCTTACAATTGTTTCATTCTTTGAACCATCGGCAGTGACCTCATAATTAGTGCCACTCTTATGTCTCTCTGTTATACGTTCTAATCCTGGTGTGTCATCATATTCTTTAACATGACCACTCTCTGTTTCCATAACATTATTGTATGGATATTCTGGTGCATATGTACTAGCTGGTTGATATGTACCTCTTGTCTCTGCAGCATGTGGATCAGCTTCAGCTCTTACTCTTACATTATTATCTTCAACACCACCAGTCTTTGTAGGAAGAGATCCCATGACTATAAATTCTTGCCATTGCGAATCTAAAAACATACCGCATACTAATGAACCTACAGCTAAATTTACAGAATGACCAGTACCATTTATAGCTGGTGTATTTCCAGGCATTATAACCTGTGACCATGGAAGATCTTCTGTTTCTATATTATCATGTGCATTAAAAACTTTTACTTTAACTCTTCCAAGTTTTTTAGGATCTCCAACACTTTGTACTATTCCAAAATTTATCATTCTCTTATTAATCCTAAGTCTTGTCCGTATTGCATTTTTCCATCATTTAAAATAAATTTATGATGAAGTTGAGCAACTACGTAACGATTATCCATTCTTGATCTAGAAATATTACTTCCTCCTGTATCTACTTCTACACTAAATCCTACTCCTAAAAATGGAACTGATATCATATCTCTAACTCTTAAAAATTGATTATACATTCTGTCCTTTTGATTTTTAGCAGATTGGCAAGAAGGATCAACCATTAAACTAAATAAAGATTTTTCATCTCCATCATATAAACTTTCAGATATTTTATATCCAGTTGCATGTATATCAGTAATTTCTTTAGCTTCTAAATTTGTTACTTCAGAATTATCTAATTTTATTTGAGAAATCTTTTTACCATAAAATCCTAAACCAATTTTTTTAGAATAACCTCTATTCATATCTTCTAAAACAAAATTACTTGAACTTCCAACAGTATTTAAAGAAGATAAATTATCATCAGAAGCTATAAGAGTATTTGCTATTACAAATTTTGTTTTATGGGTATATGTTCCTAATAATTCTTCTGTATAAAAATGGTTTTTATCCATATCATAAAGACTCTGAAATCTTGTTACACCGCTTTCCCATAATCTTTGATATAAACAAAATGCAGAATAGTGTTCATCATAAGCATTATCTACTACATTGCTAATAGCTTTAGCTGCATTAATATTTGGAACAACATACTTGCCCTTTGTTATTGCTTTTGTATCAATTGATAATGGTAAAGTTCTTCCATTTGTTTCTAACCATAACTTTGTAAGAATTTCATCACTTGTACCAGAATATACTTGACATAGTTGAGCAATACTTAAATTCATTGTGGGGTAACTAATAAAATGAATATTATATTCTTTACCTAGTTTCGTGATTTTCATATCACTAACACCATCACCAATAAAACTATTATGACACGAAGTTCCAAGATATCTAATTTTTATTTTTATTTCAGGCTGAATATGCCCAATAAAAGTATCATAGAAATTTATATTATCTTTAACTATAAAACTACCACGTACTCCACCGTCTATAGTTTCTAATATACTCATATTAAGAATCATATTGCTAAGATCAACTTTAGCTATCTCAACATCAAGTTTATATAAATCAAGCATTTACTACCTCATTTCGTCTTGGAATTTAGACACAACAGTATTAATTTGAGATGGTCTAATTGCTTTTATTTGTCTATTCTGCTCGGTTATTGCTGACTCATAATCAATGTAAGAATAAGCAGTAGTACCAGAAGATGCACGTTTTACCCAATTACCAGAACTATCAACGTGGTGATGAGGTGCGTAAGCTTGTGACTTAATAAAATTAGCAACTGCA